GACCTGGTCCGAGTCGGTAGCAGCGGATCCCGAGTGGTCGATGACCGGGTCGGGGTCTGTGGCGAGCGACGCAAGGTCGGTGCCAGTGGTGAGGAGCCGAGCGATCTCGCTCCGCACCTCAGGGTCTTGCAGGGCATCGAGTGCCTGCCGAGAGCGTACACCCACGGTCGTCTGTTCGTAGGCAGGGAACACGACCGGACCGACCTCGTAGAGGGCGACCTCGTTGATGGTCCGCTCGAGGATCCCATCCTTGCCACGGACGACCTTGTCGCCGTTGGCCGGCACCGAGAATCGGAAACTCATGCCGTCGATCGCACCGTCACGGATCGCATCCCGAACAGGCTCGACGAGCCAGTTGTCGGAGAGACGAGCCTTGACCTTCAGGCCACGCTCGTCCTCGACGATGCTGGTGATCCGACCCAACGGGATCGACCCGATCAGCGGGTGGGAACCGTGGTCGAACTGGAGGACCGGCATCCGCTGACCGAGGGTCCGCTTGAACGCGCCCGGGGCGATGCGCTCCCGGAACGTGCCCTCCCACGAATCGATCTCAGTCCACTCGTTGAACACGGCCGCATAACCGGTGAGGGTCAGACCGTCCTCGGACGGTGCGGCCCGGAACTCGACGGTGCGCGACAGGTTCTCGCGCGTCAACGTCGGCAGCATCTCGGTATCGATCTCGGTGATGATGTCCAGATCGTCCATGCGTTCGCCCTCAGTATCGGCCGCGATTGCGGCACTCTTCGACTCGAACCAGTTGCGAGCCGGTTCGGGATCGGTCGGATCGATTCCCCAAAGATAGTGCGCGACTGCACCGTTCCCCGGCCATCCGTCCGCATCAGGGTCAGTGTTCTGCACAGCCTCGAGATCGACAGCGTGACGCGCGCCCAGGCGTTCGCCCGGATCACCTTGTCCTCGCTGATCTGACCATCGGCCATCAGTCGGGCCTCCCGGATCGTCCGATCGACGAGCCCATCGCCGCCATATCCTTCGGCACGCAACTCGAGACCGCGAGCAGCCGCATCCCGAATGTATTGGGGAACATCGAGATTGATGGCTCGAGTACCGGCCTCTGCGATGTTCAGCGCGGTCAGGTGGTCCTCGGCTTCAGCGAGAGTCGCATGGCAACCACCGGGCACCGTTTCCCCGGTGTCGTCTTTGACGACCGCATAGCCGTCGCATCCGGCCTGGTCCGTCTCGATGTGCCAGGGCATTAGACCGCAGTGTCCGGGACGACGACCTGATCGGGTTGCGGCGGCTGCAACTGCACCGAGTAGAGACCAGTGTGCTCGAGCACCGTGAAGTCACCGGTCGTCACGGCCCGCACTGCCGAATCGGGAACGAACCCACCACGAATCAGCGATTCGATCGTCAACGCGTTCCGGGACTGGATATCGGCTGCATCCTTCACGTCCTCCTGAAGGAACAGCACGTCTCGGTCATCGAACCAGAGTCGGGCTCCACCATCGGGCGGCGGGACGAGATTCTGGAGAGCACCACAGGCTGCCCGCCACAACGGACGAAGGGTCCCGTCAGCGAACCGGCGACGCGTTGCCGTGTAGTTCCCTGCATTCAGGGCCGACCCGGCAAGACCTTCACTGATGCCGACGATCGAGGCGGGCACACCGGCCGCGCTGGCAATCCGGGTTTCGCCGGCACCCTGCACGGCTGCCATCGCGATCTCTTGGAAGTTGCTGCCGACGATCTTCGCATCCGCACCACCACCCAGATAGAGGGTCTTGTATGCGTTGCCGATTCCACGGTGCCGGGCTTCCATGCCCTCACGGAACTTGTCGAATGCTTCCTTGCTGATCGTCGGATCGAACGAGACCACCATGTTCGGAGTCGCCGCATTCGACAGGAAAGCCGACTTGTAATCGGTCAACTGTCCGTCGACCTGCACGTCCTGGATGACCGCTGATAGCCAGGACTGTCCGAGGTACGGGGACAGGGGCGAGGCGAGCGGCTTGTAATGGCAGATCTGGGACGGCTCGAAGAATGCGAGCTCCTCGTGACGTTCGTCGATGAGGCTGTATCCGACGAGTCGTTTCCCGACAGTGTTCGCTGTGATCCGATCCTCAACATCACCGGTGACGATGATGACCTTCGCCGGGTCCAGTCGGATCAGTTCGTTATTCGCACGGATCCAGTACGAGTTCCCGAACAGGCTCGCGTCGGCTTCCATCCGAGCCAACAGGTCCCCGGTTGTAGCCGACGGCCACGGTCGCTCGAGGATCGTCAGGTCCGGGGTCCCGAACATCTCGCCGGGCCGGCTCGCCGAATACCGCTGGAACGTGAACCGGGCCTCGGAGAACACCATCATCCGAACATGGATGCACGCTGCGACGATCGGATTCCTCGCACCTTCGAGGGCAGTGAGTTCTGGAATCGAACCTGACGGGGCGACGTACTGGATCCCGTTGAACCCGAACCTGGTGAACAGGTCCTGGTACTCGGTCATCGACAGGCCACGCTCCTCGGGCCCACGCGAGATCAACCGTCCGAGCATTAGCCCTCACCATCCATCACGCGTCGAACCTTTCGAGTGCCAGACCGAACAGCACCAACAGAACACCGGCAACAACGATCCCAGCCCACACCGCCAGCATCCCGATCCCGAATGCGACCGTGAAACCGCCGATGATCTCGAGGATCGTTGCCAGCGTCATCTTCCTCAATCCCACGCGACCCACACTTCATTCGACCGTGCGTTGGCTGCCGATGTCGCCCGATCGTATGCGAGCGTGACCGCCATCAGCGGGCTGATGTCCACCGACGTATCCGACCTAGCCCATGCCCACGCGTCACCAGTCGAGCGACGCCTGGCCGCAGCAATCGCCGCGTCAAGCAGTTCGGAACGTCGGATCTGGATCTTCCGATCCGACACTGCATCGTAGAACACGCCGCACGCATTCGCGACCTGTCTCGTCAACAAACGCTCCACCCGAACACCACCACCATCCAACGCGTCCATCAGCGACCCGGCCGGCCCATACCCGTCGAGGACGATCAACGCATCCCACTTCAACGCCAACTCGCGCAAACGATCGACCGTCCATGAGACACCAGGCCGATGCTCGATGACCTCACACCGGCCCTCCATATCCGCCACCGCAATCGACGCGGCCGACCGGTCCGGGGTCACATCCACCCCAAACACGAACCGGCCCTCCGGTTTCACAAGCGGATCACACACCTGATCCCACACCGAAGCCGGAATAACCCGCTCATCCGAAGTCGTCTGCTGATTCAACCAAGACCGCCGGAAATCACCCTCGGACATCGTCGCTCGAGCATGACGCACCACCTCCTCGGTGATCGTGTGCCCGAGCGCCGGCATACAAGACCACCAGGTCCCCGGATCATCCAGATCCTGATCCTCACTCGCCGACCACTCGAAGTAGGCAATCCCGGACTGCTCGCCCGCCGTCGCCGCCGCCCGACCCGCCTGCACCTTCCGATTCAGATAGACCGACGCTTCCGTCCCAGCCGTCGACACCACGAGGATCTGGGCGGCCGCCCTAGTCGCCATCGCCGGCAACAGGGCCTGCTCCCGCCGATCATCCGCATCAGCGAACGCCTCATCGATGATCCCCAGGTCGATCGTCCGTCCATGACCGGCCGACTCCGACGTAGCCAACACATCAATCCGCGACCCATTCTTGAACGTGATCGCCTCGTTCGCCGCACCCCGAAACACACGCTCCACAGCCACCCGAACCGGACTCGCCATAATCATCGGAGCCTGATCGTCAATCAGTTTCCGACGGGCATCCCACCCAGTCTGAGCCGTATAGGCGCACCGCTGCGCCTGAGCCCAACGCAACACCCGCTGCAACTCCCAAGCCAGCACCAGCGTCGTCTTCCCGGACTGGCGAGGCACCGTCACCACCACCTCCCGATACGCCGGGAGACCCGTGACCGGATCCAACTCCAGACCGACATCAGCGACCAAACGTTGCCAGGGCATCAGTTCGTGCCCGAGTTGCCGGGCAATCGCAGCGACCTCAGGTCCGAGGCTTGGCCGCTCGAGGTTGCGGGCCGTTGCCCACCTCGGCAGACAATCCAGCGATGAGTGCCGCGAACTCGTCCGTCCCATTATCCCCAGCCTGTCTCAGAGTCTCCAGAGCAGCCCGGTACTCACGCCACAGTGACGCATTCGTCGGCTCACTATCGACCGCATCAGCGAGAGCCTGGGCTGCGACCAGCCTCGCCGAATCGACCGCATCCATCTGGCCCTTCGCCCGCAACGCCGCAACCATGTCCTCCACGGCCTGCCGATTACGCCCATGCGCCGGCTTCCTCGGCCGCTTCGCCGCAGTTGCCATCAGATCCCCAATCCACGAAACACACGATCCAGACGGCCAAGAATACCGACCGATCCGGTCCACGCATTACGAGTGACCGTCAGATACCGGCCCGTCGCATATGCCTCCACGAACCCACCGTCGACACGAATGCGCCGGCCACGCTCCAACTCGCCACGACCCCAAACGTGCAGACCATCACCCGACGGCGATACCTCGATGTACGTCGCCGGCACCATGTCCACGATCGCCTGAGCCCACGGCTCAAGAACACCATCCACCAAACAGTGATCCAGGTCGATGCAGACGATCCCATCACCGTTGAGAACGAACCCGGGACCGGCACCGACGCTCGAGCCCATCGCCTCAGCGTGAGACGACCAGGTCGACGGGTCCGTGCTCGAGGCCGCCCGACCATCGACAGTCAGCGGCACCTTCGTCGGCGAATACCGGATCCACCGGTCCGCATCCTCGAGTTCGACCAGGTGTCGGGTCGCTGCTCATCG